AAGATTAGGTATCTACTACGTTCGTACAGTAATTACGTATCTTCTAGCTTTAGCTTGAACATTGGTGGAGATGAGGGACTAGCTATTAATATATACAATATATATCTATATAAATAGCTCCTACACTTCTCAAGGGGAAATATAAGGGGAAATTGCTATGATTCATATTCATCAGTATACTCATTCAAGGCTTCTTTTAACAAATCATAAAGTCCAAAAATTCTTTCTCCAAGATATTCATGTTTTGGATTGGCCTCCATAATTTTATTATAAAATCCCTTAATGTCTGTTATTGAAAAACGTACAGAACAATATGGCTTTCCATCGAAGTACTCAATGCAAAATGAAATATATTGCATATTCATTTTCTTCATCTTTTCATTAGTAGCACAACAAAATCTTGTATAGTATGGACGCCTACTTTTTGGTATAGGCATACAACATTGTGAAGCAATAACATAAGGATATTCTTTAGTCGCTATATCTTTTGGAATTTTCCTAGCAAATACAATATATATACAATTATGAGTTTTTTCAGTTATATCAAAAGTTAATATACTATTTTCAGTTTCTGAGTATAGCCCACGATCATTAAAAACTGTTTGAATTATATTAAAAATTTTAAAAATATATTTTTCATGTTCATTTTGCAGATCTTCATTTTTTCTTTCAATTAATCCGAAGTCGTCAGTAAATACATTATTAGTTGTTTTTTTTGGTCTTTTAAAAAATTCTATGAGCAAAAATATAATAAGAATAAATATAGATAACCCATGAGTGATAGCTAGTGAAAATATAAACATTATAGCACAAAGTATCCATAACAATACATTTTTCATAATATACCCCCTACAAATAAAACTTCACGTTTTCTTCATAATAGCATAATGAAGACAAAAAGAAAAGCCCTGGCAGTTAAACCAGGGCTTGTAATTATAGTTCTTGAATTTTCTTTTGGATAGAAGCAACGATGCTATTAACGCTATTTCTTAGTACGCTAATATAGACACGGTTACGGATCTTAACCCAGTAAGAGTTAGTACTATTAATTTCGTCTTCGAGAGGCGTAATAACACGAGTCATTTCGGCTTCCACAAGTGATTTAATATCGTCGAATTTAAGACCTTTTAATACGCTAACTGCGTTTTCTTTTGCTAATTCGATAGCGTCGTTGATGATGTTTTTAGTTAAAGTATTCATTAGTTAATCTCCTTAGTAAACATAGTAAGTGCTTCTTGTTTTTCAGAATCCATACGGTTATAGACACCTTGTCGTACGTCGTAGCTTAGCGAAGAGGATATCCATTCGCTAGACTTATTCGATTCGTAGACACCGACGATTAAGTCGTAGTCGAAACGTTTATCGTCGACCCATGATAGATTCCATTCGTCGGTATAACCTGGTACGTAAGTCAGAGCTTCGTTAAATAGATCGACGACGTTACCCGGGCCATACTGTACGGCTCTAGACCAGATTACGTTTTGTAATGCCTCGGAATGTTTATCGGCATGTAGTCCATTATTAGCTAAATAACGACATGCCTTATCATAATATTCGCTTTTAATGTAATCGTGTTGCATTCGTAAGAAACCTTGAGGATCTACCGATGCTAGATACTTCCATTGACTAATAAAAGCATCGCTATTAACGTCGTACTGGTTTAAGCTATTCGCATAGTCTCGATAATACGCACCGTAATCGATGCCCCATTGAAGAAATTCGTCGACGCTACCCGCGTTACTTGCTAACTGATATGCACCATAACTAATACCGCCTAAATCGCCATAACCCGTGCTTACACATCCAGGATCGCCGTTCGATTCGTATAACGCACTTAAATCGCCTAATGCCATTTGTCTTCTCCTTTACGTATAATAGCCGCTCCACCGATGAAGCCGACTAAACCGGAAGCTATATTCGTCGATAATTCTGTTCGGTCGTATAGTATCGACATGATAAGAGCGATAACTAAGCCGCCGACAGCTAATATTTGAACGATAGCTTGTAATTTGTTATTATCGATCATACATAACCTCGTTATAAAAGGAGCCCCCTATAAGAGGCTCCCATTAATAGTTTTTATTTAATTTTATCTTGTAACTTTTCGAGTTTATCAGTTAAGCTATCGATACGTGTATGACTCAACTTAGTAGATTCCTCTACGATTGAGATCCTACGATCGAGTAAACGTCGGTCTTCTCTCGAAGCCTCGATCTGTTTTTGCAATTCTTTATACTGTTCATTGATGTTCTCGAGGATCGCTAACGTCTTCTTTTCGAAGGCTTTACGATCGGCTTGATTATCTTCGACAGCATGAATCGCTTTAATAAAACCACCGATTAACGTTATAATGCCGACAATCGACATAATAATTTCTGCTGTTGTCATAGGCTCTCCTTATTGTTCGTTATAAGCATCAAAATCATCTTTATTTAAACTATTAATTTCATTCCAGATATCTGTTAAAGGTTTAGATTTAATATAGTTCTGGGTTTCGGTGTCTGTCGTGATGTATAGTTGCGTATTTTTAGGATTAGTGCTTAACATATCATTTGTGATATAGTCGTTGCCTTTTTTGACGTAGAAACATGTGATATCGCCTTGTATATCTTTTACAAACACCATCATTTTGTTGTTTCTCTCTGGAAGTATACCATTAGGAGCTATACAAGATAAAAAATAACCATATTGTCTATAATATGAAATTTTTGGGTTATTTTTTATTTCGTCTGGTACTTTTTCTAGCTCAATAGGAAACATAGTATTAGAATCATCATTAAGACGAATAAAGCCAGCTATTTTTTTATTTAATCTAATGTCTTCTACTAAAGATGTAGCAATATAACCGCCTTCAAAAATAGAGGCCTGATACCTAAAAATATTGTCTGCTCTTGAGTTTTTCTTAAAAAGATTTGCGGTTGTGTTTCTAGCTGGCAATCTACCATTAGTTATTTTAGACGCACTAAATTCTAACAAAGCATCGCTACCAGTTAAGAAGTTACTTGCTCTAGCTTCTGGAGTACCGTTAGCTGCTAATACTTGTTTTCTGAAGATATTTAAACTAGGAGCACTTTGTAATTGCCGTTGACCTTGTTGAGAAAAATTAAGATAAAATTCTACTGGTTTATCAGGTACATAATAATTATAGCCTAAATGTGAATCACTAATAAGTACTTCATAAGGATACACTTCGATATTTTTCTTCTTAGAACCATCGCCAACTATATAATTAATACCGATGAAAACAATGTAGGTATTATCTCTAGTAGCATATACATACACATAGTTTCCCATTGGTAGGTTTTCGTAAAGGTTTACTCCCATATAAGGTATATAAGCAAAATCACTAAGATTATGGCTATAAGAATATGGTTGTAACCTAACAGAATATAATTTCTTATTATTTTCAGCGATTCTAATAAAACCAGCGTTATTAATAGGCTGCATTCTAGAAGCTGCTAATAATAATGTGGAATCTATCATCACGGCTTGATATTGTTTAGAGTCGTACATTATTGGCATCGGAGTCATACTAGTACTAACAATATCACGAACGCCACTTATCATCGGTATAGAATTAGTTATATTAACTTCTTCTGCTTTTAAATAAACGGCATTAGCACCGACCAAAGAGTTGTTTTTAAAAGGCTTAAGCCAGCTATATGTATTAATGTCGCTAAACAACAACTGATAAATTCTATTAGCCCCTGCTAAGGTTTTTATATTGTCGTTGTGTACGTCTAAAGCTAAATTGTTTTCTTGTAACGTCTTTAGCGTTCTTCTACAAATGGTTTCTTTGTTCGTAAAGCACGAGCCATTCATAATATAAAAATCAGTAGCTACTCTAGAACTTAAAAAACTGCCGTCCTGTGTTGTGCCAGCACCTAATTCTGTGACTTGGCATAGATTCGCAAAATAAGATTTTTCATCGGTATTAGTACGAATCACGATACCTTCATTACCATTATCATGACGTATTCTATTAAGAATATACCAATCTGGTTCGCCAGTACTAATTTGTTTAATTTCGTCGGCAAATTTGCTTAATTTACCTTCCGAGGTTACACCTTTAGCTGTGATAGCTTCTTTAATAGCTTGTTTTTTAGTTTGAATACTATTCACTTCATTAATTAAATCTTGTATTGCCATATAGTATTCTCCTTAGTTATTAACGTTTCTTAATGCTGTTAAGAGTGAATTCATATCGTTAGTATATTGGTCTTTCTTAACGTATATTTGGTCGGCCTTAAATTGGTTAAGTACTTCACGACCGTTAAGATATGCTACGGATGGGTATATAGTAAGAATAGGTTGGTTAGCTTTATTCTTAATAACGAGGTTGGTCGGGTTAGACTCAAAGATATGGTTAGCTAAGGTAAGACCGGCTGTTTGGCTAATATTAATCGTACCGGTTACGTTATTATCACCAGCCTTAGATACATAAGCATCGTTAGCTTGAGCAAGAGTTAAACCGTTACCGACATCTGTTTTCTTAGCGTAAGTACTTTCAGCATCGGATTTAGATAAGTAAGTACTATTAGCGCTAGCAGTCGTTACATAGTTATTTAAGCTAGTAGTCGTAGCATAACCATTCAATGCAGTACGAGTAGCATAATCACCAATCGGAGCATATAACGTATTAGCCTTATCTTGTGTCAGTAAAGACTTATCGTTATGTGTAATCGTATCGGCATCGAAAGCAAATACATTCTTATTATCTGCATTTTTAAATAAAATACGATTATTTTCAGATACGATATTATAGCCATTTAATTTAATAGGCGTATTATTCGTAAATGTATATTGACCAGTTAATGTAGCACCTTCTGTTTTTTTAACGAAAGGAGTTAAATCAATATTTTCAGCAGTGCCAGGAGGTCCTTGAATACCTTGTGGACCACGAGGACCGGCTTCGCCACGGTCGCCTTTAGGACCTTTTAAATTGCCTAATCTAATTTTTGCCATTATGTACGCTCCTTGTAACTAATATCGACGTATAAGTCGCCATTATTTTCTAACGTAAACGTTAATTCTGGAGTTAGACCAGCTTTACCTTGAATGCCTTGTTCGCCTTTAATACCTTGTAAGCCAATAGGACCTTGTAAACCCTGTGGACCTCTTAATGCTTCGAGTTGTTGTTGTGTAAAATCAGAATATACAAAAGCTCTGCCGATAGGACCTTGTGGACCAGTTGGACCAGTTAAACCTTGTTCACCACGAGGACCTTGCGGACCTGTTAAACCAATATCACCTTTTTCGCCTTTTAATCCATTTAATTGTGCTGGAGTAAAATCAGAATATTTAAAAGCATCACCTTTATCGCCTTTAACTCCAGTTTCACCCTTATCGCCTTTAGTACCAGTTAACGCTTTTAATTGAGCAGCTGTAAAATCGCTATATAAGAAAGGTTTGCCTTGCGGACCGGCCGGGCCTTTAGGCCCCTGAATACCTTGTGCACCACTAATATCTACGAAGAATGTTAAACCAGTTTCTTCTTTTAAATATAATTTAGCATTATCTTCATTATTCGTATCAGTGCTAATCATAACTAGATTATGTAACGGAATATTATTTACGTCAGCATTCATAGCATCAATAGATGGATAGGATTTATAAATAGAGAATGGTTCACCTCTATCGCCTTTAGGACCACGAGGACCAATATCACCTTGTTCACCTTTTGGACCAATAATACCACGTTCGCCTTGTGGACCTTGTGGACCAACTAATAATTTTAATTGTGCTTCCGTAAAATCTTCGAAAGTAAATGCATCGCCTTTAGGACCAGCTGGACCAACTTTACCAGTATCACCTTTTTCACCCTTTGGACCTTCTGGACCAGTTAAACCAGGAATACCTTGTGGACCAATAGGACCACGTTCACCTTGTACGCCACGTTGACCTTCTGGACCTTGAATGCCACGAGGACCTTCTGGACCGATATCACCTTTATCACCACGAGGTCCTTTAATAGATTCGAGTTGTTCTGTCGTAAAGTCACTAAATTTAAAAGCATCACCTTTAGGGCCTACAGGACCTTGAATGCCTTGTTCACCTTTAGGACCTACTTCACCACGAATACCTTGTTCACCTTGAATACCTTGAGGACCACGGATATTTAATACTTCGATAAGAACGCCATTATCCTTCATAAAGATATGACCGTCTGTGATAGCTACAAACTCATCTTCATTAATATTGTCGGTATCGGCATTCATTTTTTCTACGGTAGAATAGGTATGACTCAATGTAAATGATTTACCATCTTTACCTTGAATGCCACGAGGCCCTTGTTCACCACGAGGTCCTTGTACGCCTTGAATACCTTGTTCGCCCTTTGGACCAGTTAAGCCAATATCGCCTTTAGGGCCAACTTCACCACGATCGCCTTTAAGACCTTGAATGCCTTGTGGGCCTTGTGGACCAGTATAACCAGTTTCGCCACGAGGTCCTTTAATTTTAGCTAGTTCATCTTGAGTCAGATCTGATAAGGAAAAGGTATCACCCTTATCGCCTTTAGCACCTTTTAACGATGCTAACCATTCATCAACAGTACCAGTAAAGCCTTCTTGTTTAGCAATTTCATATGCTGATAAGCCACGGATTTCCTTCAATGCTTCTTTAGATAATACGATATTCTTATCGTGGCCTCGATGTAATTTAATCATTGACTACACCCAGCTTTCATAGTGAGATCACCGTAACAAACGACTTCGTCTTTTTCGTCGTGATCGAGACGAATATCGTAGTAAAATACTTCCTCACTTACATTGTCGTAAGAAAAAATAATAGTCGATGTATCTTCACTATTAATAGATAAGTCAATACAATTCGTATCAGCATTAAATACTGGAGTTAACGTAAGTACGACGCCGCCTTGAGGACTATTACGTCGTACTTTACAGGTTAGGACTCCTTCTTGATAGCGGATAATCTCTTTAGTACTATCATCTTCGACTTGGATATTAAACACGTGATCGTGTCCTTGGTATACGTCGAGATGTAGATACGGGATGCCACCAAATTTAATTTGATTCATATATTAGCTCCTTATTCAAATCTATATATCGTTTTATTGTACTTCTTGCCACTAGCCGTATAGATTTCAAACGTATCGTTAGCAACGGCTAATTTAGTTGTAAAATTCATCGTAGAGATTTCCGAATCATCGCCGACGAGTAACTTCTTAAACTTAGGACAGTTATTTAAACTAAAGTTATAGCCAATACTATTCTTATAATTGAAACTAGAGAGGTTTAATTCTTCTAATTCTATACAATTATCGAATACGCCTATACCAATTCTAGTTACGTTCGGAGCTGTTAATTTTCTTAGATTAGACCCATTAAAAGCTGAATTCTGTATCGTATTTACATTAGAGTATATATGTATCGGTTTAATATTCTTATTATCCTTATACTTGTTATATACAATGCTCGTACTTGTCGAATCGTCTTCTATACTATTAATTTTAAAATCGTTAATAGCCTTCGTAACTTCTTCGTCAGTAAGCCCTATCTCGATTGCACTATTAATAGCATCTAACATAGTATCGCTAACCGGAGCCCCTTTAATCTTTTTAATCTCTTCGGCAAAAGAATATAATTTACGGGCGGACGGAACACCTTTAGCTACAATAGCGTCGCCAATATTTTTAATAGAGGTATTTAATTTACGTATTTCGGCAATAACATTATTAGTGTATTGGTCCATAATTAAATACCTCCATTAATTTTCTTTAGCTCGTCGATAATCAACTGGAAGTCACTTTTAACTACGAATTCAGAAGTATCGGCTGAAGGGCCTTGTAAAGCTTTTAGTTGTGCTTCCGTAAAATCTTCATAAGTGAATGGTTCACCTTTCGGACCTGGTTCACCTTGTAAGCCTTGTGGACCTTCTGGGCCTATCGGGCCTTGAGGCCCCGGTATACCTTGAGGTCCACGCATACCAGGAATTAATACTTCGGTCGTCTTAGGTAGTTTTAACGGAATTGGAGTTACTTGTATATTGTTACCCATATATAAATCTCCTAATGCATACTAACGTCGGGAACGAACGTAACGCTGCCCATGATAATTTTATAAGTATGAGACTTACCGATAACAAATATATCGTAACGACCTTGCTTAATATCTCGAGGCATCGTTAAGCTTAATGCAGAATCTACGTTAATATAAATACGATTATCTCGGATATCGGTTTCGGCTTCGAATAATAGATTGTCATTCGTATCGCGGAATTTACATACGACTTTTGCACCGGTTAAATCGAAGTCACCTATGATTTCGTATGCACGACTAAAATCGGAGCCGACATATAATGTTTCGTCTTTTCGTTTAACTTGTTCCATTAATAGCTCCTATTGAAAACGTCGTCGGCAAATACATACATAATTAGCTGTACCAGGACACCATGTGTTGAATTGTTTGACTCTATCGGTGTCATCGCCACCAGCATAATGAATATTCCTACTAGTTTTTAAATCTACACCACACACAACTTTGCGATTTTCATGATAGCACTTTATATTCTCATTAAGTCCTACAATAGTACTGTATTGGGTTACTTCGGTTATATTTAATGTATTAATGCTTAATAACCAATGACATTCATCTTCATTAAATCCTTGAGGTATAGGAAGTGTTTGACCATCGTTAACAGTACCAGATGTAATCACCATATCGTCGTCGAATAAGAACGGCTTAAATGTATTTGTTTTATCTTTACCATACCAGCCAGGACGGTTATAACAGCATAAGTTAGTTTGTGATGTAGTAGTAGAAGAACCTAATTCTAAATTCTCACCATTGTCTCCATTTGCGCGAATAGTGTGTACGTCTTTCTTATCGACTTGGAATTTAATAGCGGACTGATTTTTAACGAATTTTAAATCGCCTTGCATAGTATCACCAGCTTTTTGTACGTAGCTATTGTTAAGCTTTTCGTTAATATCGTCGGCTAATTTAGCAGCCGTAACAGATTTATCGGCTAGCTTCGGAGTCGTAACGCTTTGATCACGTAGTTTCGGAGTCGTAACACTAGCGTCGGGATGGTCGATAGGGTTAGCTTCTTTATGTTTTTTAACGCCATCTGTATAAGTACCGACAGAAGCATCAATTTTATCCCAGTTTTCATTTCGAAGGTTTACGTCGTATTTTTCGTTTTCGGCCGGTTTTAATAAATTTAAGTTTTTTGTATAAGTAGCCATTATTTAGGTAAGACCTCCTGGTTTAATACAAAATGAGTAAATTGAGCGAGTTCTTTATGTGTATACCGAGCTAAATCAATATGTCGGTTATATAATAAATCGACGTCGTATATCAGATTCATCGGAATTAAGTCTTTTAATAGCTTCGATACAGCATCACGTTGTTTCTTAACGCCTAACGATACTTTAAAATGCACGTTATAATTCTTATAATCTTCAATAATTTGATAGTTGCCTTCACCACAAATACCATTAAGAAGTTCGCGTAGCTTAATTTCTGTGTAAGGACGTTGACCGGCAAGTGCTAATAAGATATTAAAGCGTCGGTCGTCGATCGTATCGTCTGAAGCCGGGATAATATCCAACAGGGTTTCCCATTGAGATAAGCCGAAACTTTCAGCAGTCATAATAAACTGTTCTCTGAAAATTTCGACCATCGTATTCCATAAGGCTTGCATTTCGATACTTTCGACACGATATATTTCTTGCATTTCTTGTACGTTACCAGATACAGGTACTGCAAATTCTGATAAGTCAATAATGCGTGTATAGTTATCGAAAATAGCCATATAAATTAGCCTTTCGTTAATGTAACAGTACCGAGTTTAGGAATTTGATTAGGTTTTAAATCGAGTCGTTTAACGGTTTTACCATTAATTTTAATATCGCCTACATCGATGACTTTATCTAAATCAACAGCCAAAGAAGTCACGATAGAAGTACGTACAGTTAAGAATTGTTTTTCATCTTGTGTCGTCCATTCTTTACGACGTACCTTTAGCCGTTCCTCGATTTTCTTAACGAGATCTTCGTGGATTTCGCTCGGTTCATGGCCCGCTGTCATAACGACCGGTATTTCGTAGTTAATAACGACTTCTTCGGCTGCTTCGACCGTTACGGTATGACCGATCGGTGCTAAACCATAGCCTTTACCTTGGTTAGGAGTCGGATCGAAGACATTCTGTACTTCTTTCACGAGCTCTGTCGACGGCTTATTATATTCGTTATTAATTAAGACAATTTTTACCGTACCGCCACCGTTCCAGCAGCGGTATATCTTAGAACCACCAGCACCGTTAACGGATAGTACCTTTTCTTTGTAGTCGGCGCCATTACCACCATAGGCTTTAGATTTTAATGCTCTAATGTATCTTTCACGAAAGGCTTCGGTATCTTCTTCGTCTTGTCCCGGTACTAATACTTCTTTAATTTCAGCATTTTGTAAACCAGGGATACTATTAATAGGAGTGATACGGCCGATACAGTAGTTACCTTTCGCACCAGGAGTTTCGCACACCAATTTAAACTCATTATTAGCTAGGTTAATCGCTTCCGTTACACGAAAGTTAAGATCTTCGAAGTTAAACCGTGTACCGATATCGACAGCTCGATCGAATACACCTTTTACTTCGGCATACGTTGCTTCACGAGGTACGATATTAAATTCGACAGCTCTTAATTCTAAGAAAGCTCTGTCGGCTGTCTTAGCGTAAGTCTGTCTCATAATCACTTGTGCCATAATATAGGCTTCGGCTAATTCGAAGGAGAACGGAGCCAAAGAATCGTATATCATCGATCCTTGTCTTTTATCGTATTTCGTGTCGGTTCTAAATAAGGCATCAGCTAAGATGTTCTCATAAGTTTTATTTTCGTACATAGGCTGTTACCTCTTTATATATATCGTTAATCGTGCCGTAGATTGTGTCGCACGAGAATATGCATAATACGTCGCCGCCATTATTAGAAAAACTAAACTCGTATACTTTCGTAATCCGATCGTCAGCTAATAAAGCTTCGGTAATGCGTCGTTCGATTTCGGCATATACGTAAGGGATCGGTTCACCGATTAAGTCTTCGAGTTCGATACCGTAATTCCAATCATATATAAGGTATCGATAGCGTTCCGTATTAATAATTTTAAAGATAGCTTGTTTCATCGCTTCGTAGTCGTCGCACATACCGACTAATTTATAGTCGTCTTCGTAGCGAACACGAAACGTATTCGATGTTTGTTTCTTCGTAACCAAACTGCTATCAAGCTGGTTATAACTAGACATAGGAGTTAGTGCCATTATTTAGTCGTACACCCCGTATTCGGATTATATACACGGTCGATCGCGATATATCGCTGACCGCCAGTTTCTTGAAATAGCCATACTTTATCGCCGACCTTAAGACCGTTATGTACGAGGTACTTCTTACGGCCTTTATAATCGTGGTTATGACTAGCAAATTCAGCGTCGCCACCGCCACCGGCCCTGTTTTCGGTAACGTGATCGACACTCATTTCCATAGTCCATTCACATGTATTCTTCGTTAACATGATATGGTCTTCCGGAATGATTAAGGTCGAATCGAGAGCGATTTCGAGAGGCGCTTCCGATACGACGACACCGATTAACATCGTAGCCGGTTTCGTATTTTCTACAGCTGTAACGGCCGCCGACTTAATGACACTTAATATCTTATTAAAATCATTGTCCATTATTTAACACCTGTTCTAATAATATGAGTAGGAGCTGCACCGTTATGGTAGGCATAGTTAACGTCTGAATAATGAATAACAGAACCTTGTGAGCTACTATTGCCGACACATCCGCCCATTCCGTCAGCCAATACAACATGTTCGTCGCCATCGTAAATTAAAACATCGCCAGGGTTAGCAGAACCAGTATAGCTTTCAATAGCATAACCACGGCCAGACATAAATGTTTTTAAGCCAGGTACATCTTTAATGCCTTGGTTATAGGCATCGGCTAAATCGCTATTAAAATAGGAGCCACCAGCCGTCGCTCTATCGACACATCCTACGCTACCATATGGCGAAGTCGTACCTTCGATCGAGTCGAAACCAGCTTGTACGGCTGCATTCGTTGCATTACCAGTCGTGCCCGTACCTTTAGATGTACCGCCAGATTTTTTATTCATAGCTTGGATTCTCTTTCTGATTTCTTCGTCGCCTCGATCTTCGACCGTAATTTCTGGTTGTTGTTTATCGAAATAAATAATATCGAGGTCCATCAAATGTTTATTGTTATTAAAGTGATGAGTCACGGCTTGAACGTATACTAACTCGTTAATGATCTGATCACCGATATTAAAGTTTAACCAAATACCGGAGCCAGGTCGTATCTCGGTATGTCCTAGACAGTCTTTTAAGCGTAACGTATGAGTTTTACGTGCTAAACCATCGAGCATTGTCTTAGCATATTCGATAGCGTTAGTCTTCTTATCGTCTGGTTTATATACCTTCTGAAGTACGCCCCATTTTTGAGTTTCGTTCTTAGCGTAAGCTGCACCAGTACGCCAGAATTTCTTCGTTTCTTCACCGTTCTCGGTCGCTTTCGCTTCACGTACGACTAAGACTTGTGTAAACGTATCCTCGATTGAGGACGTATATTCGTAATCGCCGACTTGAGTCGCATCGATAAGAATATCGGTAATCATATCGTTCAATTCTTTAACGACGAGTAAGCCTTTATCGTCGTAAGCTAGGAATACTGGCTTGCGTTCTTTCATCGCTTCGTCTTGCTTCTTATATTTGTCAGATTTAGCGAGTTCCGCTATCGCTGCGTCTTCTGTATAACCATGATCAGTCAGATATTTAATGTCATTTTTCTCATAATAGGAACCATTAGGTGCCACTTTGTCAGAGTCGGTATCTTTCTTGACCGGTTTCATCTTCGAGTCCTTAGTGGCGTCCCAGGTCTTAACTTTATACTTCGGAGATTTAGCTAATTCTGCTAACGCATCTTCTTGTTTATAGCCATGATCGGTAAGATATTTAATATCGTTCTGTTCATAATACGTACCGTTCGGCGCCGTAAAGTTACTATCGGTCGGCTTCTTTAACGGCTTCATAACCGGTATCTTAGGCGAGTATATATTCGTCTGCTTCAACATATCGAGGATAATATCTTGATACGTTTTGCCGTCGTAGATGTATTTAATCTTATAAACTGTCGGGCTAATATCACCTAATTTAATAGCCAAATCTTCGGCTAAGGCTTTAATTAATTCCGACGCTGTTTTCGTTCCGTTAAATACGTAGTACCCTTCTGACTTTAAATATCGACATTGATCGTAGGCCGTTACTTCGATAAAGTTATCTTTAGAACGTTTCTTCTCGAAGATATAACCGACGAAGACTAATTCGCCATTAACCTTAAAGTTAACGAGGTCGCCTTCTTGGATATCGAGTACCGCATCTTTAAATAATTTAAAGCTTAACTTAGCCGGAGCCAGATCGGGACTACGATCTAACGTAACCCCGTCTTCCGGATCGAGTAAGTATATATCCTTCTGGTTGTGCATAACGATTAATTCATAGTTAACACGGAGAGGAGCTTTCGTTATTTTTGCTGAATTAAATTCATCCATACGTCGTTACCCTTTCCTTCGTTATACATACTTAATGCTTGTGTCGCACCGAGATAACACGGTACGGCAATTTTATTTAAAGCGGCGATTTTGAATAGATTATTCGTATCGCCGAATTGTTGTTTCACCACTCTTTGCAGAGTGGACTTATTAAACCCGTTAGGCGATTCGACCTTCTTAGCCGGTACTTTGTCGGTCGCTCTATCGGTCTTAACCGAAGCGCTAGCCGTACCGTCTTTATTCTCCTCGATCACGAGTTTCTTCGTGCCATAGTCTCGCCATTGTTTTAGCTTAATCGTTAAGTAAGAATCGAAGCCGTAATCATGATCTTCTTTAGAGGACAGATCTTCGATCGTTACGCGTTCTGTAATCATACTTAGCATTTCGCCGTTAGGTTTCATACGAACGACGGTAAACTTAACCGGATTACCGGCCGTCTTCATACCGTGGAATCGATTCATATAATACTCGGCCTTCTTACCACGTTCTAACATCGACTGATTAAACGGATACTTAGAATTCGGTAAGAGTATCTCGAAAGAATACTCGGTCAAGCCTAATGGCTTGGGTACCGTTACTTCGCCGGTCTGCAATAAGTCGATCGTTTCGTTTTTATTGCTATAACTAATCTCGAGAGATTTAGGAGGTATCGGTATTTGTACGTTATCTAAATAGAAATAATACATTATGTTAAAGCCTCCCCGGTATTACGTTGGAATGCATTCGCTAAGCCGTTAGCGAAGCTAGTGCTGAAATCGTTATAATCGACACTAGAATCGATAGTGTTATTATTCGTAACGTTTAAATGAATCGTACGTTGAGACCATGACTTAATAGCGTCATTCATAACGCCTTTATTCAAAGTATTAATCTCATCGGCTGTTAATTGAAGAGCTTTGGCCGCCTTCGCTGTGTTCTTAGCCGTCTTTTTCGTATTCTTAGCCGTGTCTTTAGCAGCATCGGCTACGGCGTCACGTTTCGTGCTTTGATCGCTATTAGTAGTATCGTCGTTACGTTGGCCAGGATTAAAGATACCAGAGAATTTACCGACTAAATTATCGCCGGCTAATTGCCATGCACCAGCTGTTTCACCAATATCTTTATATTGCATCTTGTAGTCATCGAGAGGACCGGCATCGACTTGCACTTGGAATTTAGATGCTACGACATGACCGACTCCATCTAATAATTTTTTAAGGAATGGTACTTGTTTCATCACGTCGAGCATCGCATTAATACCTTGTACGGCAAATTCGACTAAGTTATTCCATAAGCTACTGAATAAATTCTTAATAGCTTTTGCCGGATTATTAAATACTGTGGCTATAAAGTTAGCGAAGACAATAAAGATATTCCATACAAAAGCAATCTGATTATAAATAGCAGCCCATAACGCACCGAATACACCAGCAATCACACCGACTACGGTATAAGTAGTACCGGCCCATTCGTTATACATATCGATAACGAAATATAAAGCGGCTACGATACCCATAATAGCTAATGCTACCCATGTTGCTGGACAAGCTAACATAGCGGCATTTAAACTCCATTGAGCAACGGTAGCGACTACGGTAGAAGCAGCAGCTACTAACCAGTTAGCAGCGTATACTAAAGCTACGGTAGCTAATGCAAATAAGGCGGCATGTACGAACCATGCATTTTCTTGTAGCCAGCCAAAGACTTGTTGACCGGCTGTTAATATTTGCTTAAATGCATACGATATCTCATTAAATACATTCTTAATGATCGGAGCTATATATTGGATATTGTTTTCGATACTATCGACAAATTGTCTAAACTCTGGAGAATTAGCTAACTCATTAACGGCGTCGAATAACGGAGCAAATGCATATTCTGCAACCGACTTAATATCGGTGGCCCAATCGGCAAATGTATGAGGCATCTTACGATACGCTTCTTCGATATCGTCGGCATTTTCAAGCATAGCCTTTTTAATGACTTCGGCCGTAACCTTACCTTCGGACGCTAGTTTCTTTAACTCGCCGCGAGATACGCCCATCGTTTTAGCGATGATGTTTTCGATCATCGGAGCATTTTCGGCGATAGAGCGGAATTCGTCGCCTTGTAATTGACCAGATGCTAAACCTTGTGTCAACTGAATCATGGCATTCTTTTTATTCTCGCCAGTCGTACCACCGATAGCCATGACTTTATTAATTTTTTCAGCAAAATCTACAGCTTGTTTAGGGTCTGGGAATGCATCATGTGCTGATTGAGATAACGTCGCTACTGTTTCGGCCATCGAAGCATACTCAGTACGAGATCGCCTTGCGGAGTCATAAATTTCTTTATTTAAGGCGGCTACGTTGCCTTCTTCGCCGACGATTAAACCGAGTCTGGCTTGTATCGATGCAAACTCTTGCGCTGCATCAAACACATGGCCGATCGCATCGCCTACTTTTTGAATAGCAGCGGCTGCAATATTAGCACCGAGCGAACCTAAGAAAATAGCTTTTAAATTAGATAAAGAACCGTGTGCATTGTTAGCAGCATTGCCTGTATGTGTTACTTGCTGTGCAAAATTCGACATACTAGACGATGCCGTGCCAGCCGTTTGACTAATATTGTTAAGAACAGGAGAAACACCGTTATTTAACTTGATCGTGTTAGATAATATAGACATATTCTACTCCTGATTTGTGTTTTTTTAATTCTTTAGAAATGTGGTCACGCTCCTTTTGTCGTATGGCGAGGGAGGCAAAAACAAAGTTTCGCTCCTGTTCGTCCATAGAGTTTAGTTCGAGCGGACGTATATGTAAATCTTGGAGTGCCCTATGGTAGAGATATGCCTCGGGATTCTCCTCTATTAGTTTTTTAATTCATCGATATCGTTAGCTTTAGTGCCGGCCATTACTTCTTGAAGAGCATTCGTTAAGACTTGTGTTTCGCCAGGATATAACATAACGCTTAATAATTCGTTAGCGGAGGATACACCATAGGAGTCTTGTAATTCTGCATCGTTAAGAGATGGATATAATACGACAGCTTCGAGAAGTTCTGCGTTAAGATTTTCTTCGTTAACAGTCGACTCTTTCTTGCCGTTTTTAATAGTAGTTTTAGTATTGCGTTTCGTAATTTCTTCGACGAGCTTAGTGCTAATAGGATGCAATACCCATTCGATCGGATTACCGTCTTCGTTAGTAAAACGTTCAGATACGACTACCTTTACGTCGGGTAAAGATTTAGCGTTGGATTTAAAGAATCCGTTTAAGGACATATTTTTGATATCTGCCATAGAGGTTAATCTCCTTGATATAGAATAATAAGGAGCCATAAGGCCCCTTATTTACAGATGAATTAGGCTTGCATACCGTCTAATTCTTTAAAGTTTTCTGGAATTTCAAGACCTTCGAATGTGAAGTCTACGTCTTGTTCTAGGTATTTACCATCGGCATCGGCTAACGTAAGGTCGAAGTTATCGATATTAACACCTTTAATAACGACTGTACGAGTACCGGCTGCTGAATCGGAATCTTCGTTAGTAACTTGAAGATCGAAGTATACGTCTTTACCTTTATTCATGAAATCAGTCATTAAATCGGTAAAGATAGGCGTATTATCATATACTGTCATAGAGCCAGTACCTTTAGCACCGGTAGATTTATTACCTTTAGTGATACGACCTAAGATCGCTACTTCTTCTTTAGTTTTGTCGACTTTAATAGTGACTTTTTTAGCGTTAAGTAACAAACGACGTTTACCGTTAATAGTCATATACGCACGAGCTTCGACTGCACGGATAACGTCTTTTGCTAACATAGTTTGAGTATTTGCCATTTAAAACTCCTTATTTCACAATGCAAGTAGCGTACAATTTATCCATAGCGACTGTCGGATTGATTTCGTAGTTAACGAGTACAGAACCTTTTTCATCGCCTTCTTGAGGGATTTCTACGTCTTTAGATTCGAATTCTCGAATTGCACGTACTTTAGCATAATCTTCGAATAATTTAACGATATCGTTCCATAAAGCGATACGACCGTCTTTATCGTTAGGAGTTTTGCCTAAGTAGTAGTTATTAAATAATCGAGCTACGTCATAAGCAGAATTATCGAGGACTCTGATAACTTGATTAAGAGCAAAATCTTTCGTACGTTCTTTAGAAAATTCTGTAAATGTGTTAACGTCTTCAAGGACACGAGTGTTACCTTTTACGTTACCAGATGCAGAATCGGCTACGTTATGGAATACGATTTGCCCACCTTTAATGAATTGTTCGAGTTCATATTGTTTATATTGAACGTTGAAGTTATATTCACCGTCATAAATTTTATTCGTAAGAGATTTATTAATCGGGCAAGATGCTTCGACACCAGTTAACCAGTAGACACCAGCACCAGGTTCAGCTCCAGCATCACTTACCTTATTAGCCAAAGAAATAACGCCTTCATAATTAGCTTTAGTATTATTAAAGAGAGCGACTTGGAATTTTTGACCAGTCATTTCACGAGCACGTTTAGCGAATGCGATAAATAAGTTTTGAATCGTTTGATCGGAACCAGCGTAACCTAATACGTTAAAATAGAACGGTTCGATTAATTCAATATACTTTTGATAATCGGATGCTTGTACTGCCGTACCGTTAGTACCACCTGTTAAATAGGTAGCAGATTGCGGAGTGAATGCCGTCATATCGTTAAATGTTACGTATGCGTTGTTAACGAGTTCTTTCGGTGTAGAAAGACCAGTTTGTTCGTCGACTTTCTTAACGACATCGTCTGTTTTAAGATAAGTCGTTACGACGAATTTAGATGCATCGTTAATATCGGCAGAAATAGCAACAGCAATATCGTTGCCGCGTACGCCACCGCAAGTAGCAGTCGCTACGGTAGATTGTGCTTTAACTGCATCAGAATTCAAACGATACAAATATAAAGTTTTAGTATTGATAAAAAGATCGCGTAGACCTTTCATCTTTTCGTGTGCATAATCGTAGCCGAAGATACGAAGGGAATCCTTTTGGAATTCTTCTTGTTCGACACGTACGATTTTACCTGTTTCGCCCCAGTCTAAAGAAAGTGCCATAGTCGCGTAACCACGGTCTACGATTTCGGCAAATGCTTTATTCTTGGAAACGAAATTAATATATGCGCCTGGCAATGTTTTATTTTGGAAAAGCCAGTAACCGCCACCTAATGCCATAGGATAAGTCTCCTTTATTTAAAATTAATCATTAAAGATTTCGTCATTGAAAACTTCAATGACCGGTTTATTTAAAGTTTCTTGTAGTAAATCTTCGACCTCTTCGATGCTGTATTCTCGATTTTCGATAACAGCGGCAATAAGATCGGCATATTGTCTAAAACGTTCAGAAGCGATAATTACTTCTGGAGTAAAGGTAGGAGTAGTATTTTCGTTAACTTCGTTCGTTTCGTTCGCTACGTTCGTATTATCTGTATCAGTTTTCTTTGTTCTTGGCATATGTTACCTCTTGGTTTTGATGTAATGTAAGCATAGGATCAGCATTATGTTTATTTTTAAGTATGTGATACTCATAAGAGACTTTAAAATGTAGGATGCCGTCAGTAACACGATGACTCATATCGATACCGTTAAGGAGAGAACCGTCTGAGAGGGTTATGTATTCGAGGTCGAAATATAAGTCTTCGGTTATCGGATTAATTTGTTCCTGTTGTGCTTCGATATAATCGTCGTCAGAAATAAAGAACATGATATCGAAGTCGTTACGGCGTTCATACCGTACGTCCATGATATGTGTTTGTTCTGTGTTAAGAGTTTCGATAACGAAGCAAGGGAATTGTGCATCTGATTTTATCTCGTCGATGTATATCGGATACTTAAAACTGTTAAATAATGATTTAGCTATGCCGTCGATGATTTCGTTAATATAGTTCATTATTTGCTCCACGTTGATAAGTAGTCGTCGAGCGCGTTCTTCATAATCTTATCTGAAGCTCTTCTCGTAGCCGCTTCTGCCTTCTCTTGCATATGTAGACCTTTAACAAACGACTTAGTAAGACGTTTACCGAGTACGGGGATAAAACGTCCTGGTCGTTGTCTGTGGCCGTCGTTAACATACGATGCATAGGAAGCCGTATTCTGTACCTTAACGGTCGTATCGTTAATACGTTCTGCTTCCCAGGATCGTCTCATGTGTTCCGATTCGGAGCGATATATACCGTCTGGCGAAGTCTTAGTTTCGCCGACTGGCGTATTTGCTATCGCTTCGGCTAAATAATGTTGTGCTAAGTTGTCGGTGATCGTTTGATTAAGGAACGAGACGTTATTTTGAAGCTCTTGTGTCTTCCTTAATAGCTCTTCGAATCCCGAGAGGTCGACTGTAACGTTAGCCATTATGTTTACTCTTAAGCGTTAACTGTATCTCTTGGTGAGTATCGTATAACGCTACCTGTGAGGAAGCTGTATAAGCGAAATGTCGATTGTTTCGTATCACTTCGATATCGGTACCTGGCTTAATTTCGAGATCGGGCGAAATGAATAAGACTACGGTTTGAGAAGAAGATGGTAGCTTATTAACGATGTCGTTAGATTGAAGAGTTTTAAATGAAACTCGACAAGGGTAACTAATTGCTTCGAGTTCGCCGTTCTTAATTATGCCAGTGAGAGGATCTTGAATAGCTTTTCGTTGTTCAGCAAGAATACATGTATCGGTATACAAACGCTCGAAATGTTGACGAGCTACCATTTTAATGTTCGATAACATGTTATGTCTGTACCTTCCAATGAAGTCCATTTACTAATAAGAGAAGATAGATATGATAAGGTATTATCGCCGTCGAATTCTATTTCAGTGTCGCCTTCCTTAAGCCGTTTGATTGGTTGAAGGTCGGCTTCTTTAAGGATGATATCCTTATGATGATCGATAAACCTTGCGGCTACTCTTTTATCGAGCAGCCCAGTAAGTTCGGAAGGCAAATCTTCTAGGTTAAGAATATTAAGAAGATATTGCCGTTCCGCATCATAGATATATTGAAGAACGTTGTCGTACTCTTGCGTCACGTTAAAATGTGTCGCTATACGTATTAGTTCTTTTATAGAATCCATGAGTTTAACCTATATTATTTTTTGAAAGTTGCTTTTACGACTTTAGATTCGTTAGTCAAACCTACGGCATAGTGTGCAGATGCTACGATATCGGTAGACAATGCTTTAGCATGACGTTCTGTTTCGAGCATTACGTCGGCTTTAGTATAGATAGTAACAGCTGGAAGAGCTGGAGTACCGTCTTCGACTTCTGGAGTTAAGCATACGATAAAGTTATCGATGTTAGCTTTAGTATCGTCGATACGACGGGAAGTAACTACACGACAGCCAGCGATCATACCGATTTCGCCGTTCATCATAACGTCGTTACCGTATTTATCTTTAGCGATGAAGGAATCGTCTTGGCGAAGTACTGTTACTTGAGAAGGAGCTACGAAAAGGACTTTTTCAGTAGCAGTTTCTTCGTTCAATTTATCGATAGCAGCTACGATACCTTTATAGGAAATTTGTTTAGTATCGGTAACTGTCAAAGTAGTCGTACCTAAAGCTGTTAGAACGTCGTTATCCATTTTATCTGCCATAGACAAGGATAATTGATAAGTAGCTTGGCCGACAGGGTCGCCTAGACCAGAGTTAACTGCTTTATCTGTCAAAGTGATAGCTTTACCAGCTGTTTTAATTTGAACAGTTTTAGTAGAAGCGGACATAGTAGCAGTCGTAACTTCAGCACCTTCTGCTACGTCTTCAGCTGCACCGATATAAGCCCATGCCGGAATTGTTACAGTGTCGCCAGGAACGCCTTTAAGTTCTTCGTTAACAGCTGCGAATTGTGTAAATTTCAATGCTTTAGGCAAGCCAGCAGATACCATATCTTGCATAACTTGAGGGTTAATAATATTTGAGAGTTTCGTTTCGTTTGCCATTGTTAGATGGTCTCCTTGTAATTAATTAGTGAGATAATTCTTCGTACAAATCGGGATCGGATTCTTGTAATTTGACACGATCGAGATAAGATAATTTTTTGAATTGTTCTTTAGTTAAACCGTTATCAGTTTTAGGTGTAGCTTCCCCTGGTACGACACCTTTAATAGAATCTTGTTTAAATAAATAAGGATCGGATTCTTTTAAAGACTGAATTTGTTCTTGAATACCTGTGATAGTTTCGTTATCGTAAGTGATCTTAGAGCGATCTAATAAGCCTGTTAAGATGGATTGATTCATAGCGCCGGCTTGCAGTACTTCTTTAGCGATGGCTGTGTCGATTTTCATGTTCTTAATATTTTCGACGTAATCGGCTTCTCTTTTCGCTGCGGCGTCTTGAAGTTCTTTGATTTGAGATTGTAATGCTTCGTTCGCTTCGTTAGCTTTAGATAACGTGTTAATATCGTTAGTTAGGTTTTCAATTTCTTTCTTAGCGCTCTTGTATGCATCGTTCTTCTCGTTAAATTGAGCTTTAGATACGTAGTTTTTACCATAATCTTCTATAATCGTTGCGCATTGTTCTTCGGAAAGGTTGAGTGCTAATAGTTGTTCTTTAGTCATTGAGGGAAACTCCTTAAATTAATACATTTCGTTTGATTATCGTGAGTCACATCTCACATTGAATTAATTAGTTAATGTTTGTTCTTTATCGTCTTTAAACAGTAAAAAAAGACAATATAATAAGAGTGGCGCCGATTAGGTTAAGTAATCGGACTTCCACTCTTCGTAAGTCATATCGGGTATGTACTTTGTCTTCTGATCTGGTCTGGATGCTCGTGAATTAAGCGGTACGTTCGGTATCATTGTCGAACGGCAATACGGATGAAACGGAGGCGCCGTTATTCCGGGTTTAAAGTCGGATAACGGTACGACGTGTTTATCGAGATGACGACATATAGACGACGTATGCTTATCGAGCGTCGCTAAGATCTGATATTCTTTTACGTTTAACTCCTTAAAGGAATCGTGTAGAGCTAATTCTTGAACGTAAGCCGTTTCGGTTTCGACTAGACGTCGTACGTTAGAGATTTGTGTGTTGAATGTATGTGATATACGTTCTGTCGTGCGTTCCGATGATTCTTGTGCTATAAAGGAACGTGTTATCTCTTGACGTAGCTTGTTAATTAATACGTCTTTTTGTTGCCATATACGATCGGAGAAATTTTGTTCGTTCCATGGTTGTTGTATAGTAGCTAATATCTGTTTCTTAGGTACTTGTCTAAAGGTTTGATAGTTACCTAATAATGATTGTGTAGTATAGGCTGCTTTATAATAACTTGATTGGTATTGCTTAAGAAGGAAATCTGTTAATTGAGTATTAGTGTCGGCGGCCATCTCTTCGGCAAATTGTTGTGTATGTATCCATAACGCTTCGATGCGTGAGAGACGTGATCGTAACGATGCGTTCTCGAGGAGCTTGATCTGTTTAGGAGATAAGTTCTTCTGTTGTGCCAGCTTTATATATTGTTTTAGCGTTAATTTAAACGCCTTTAATTCTCTTGCCGTTAATTGTTTCTTGGCTTCTTGTAAGCTTATGCCGTTATTGTTCGCATATTTCTGGTAGAACGACTGTATTTGTGATAGTTGTTTTTCGAGTGCATACTCAGTAATCGACGACAGTTCATTAAACTGCTCTTGTGCATCGAGGATACTTTGTTCTTTATCACTTAGAAAACGATCTTCCCAATACATAATCAATTACCTTCGTACGTATAATCTTGGTTTAAGGTTTCTTGTCGTTCTTTTTTAATTTGTTCGAGTTCTTCGTCGACGTTTAACGTAAACGGATGATTAGCGACTAAGGTTCTTTCTGATAAAATACCGACAGAATTTTTAATAGCATCAATAGTGTCTTGTTGATTAACAGGTAAGTCTCTATTGAATATAAAGTTAACAGAAGAGATAATCGGAAGACTGTTAAGGGAGCGATAGGCATTAATAAAGTCCACTAAATGATGTAGCGACGCTTGGAATTCCGCTTCGAGATCGTTAGCATCGAGGTCGATATCTGAGTACATCGAGTTAATATTCATTTGGTTCGGATTATTAGCCATACGGTCGTCTTTAGCATCGAAGCCTCGGCCATTCGTGATAATTGCGCGTTCTAACTCTTTAATAATCGTCGTATAGTTAGTCGCATCGACATTAACGTTGAGTGCTTCGACGTCGCCTTGTACTTCCGGAGTCGAGGAGATTTTAATCACGCCGTGTTTAGCTAAGTTATGTCGGAATTCTTCGAGGTTAGTGCCGTCGTATCCTTTTAGGACTAAGATCGTATTATGCACGTCTTGAGACATCACGTTAGCGAAATTAGATATCATTTGATTGAGAGCATCTTGTAGTGTCTTAATTCGGTCGAGCAAGAATGTCTCGTCTGAGTTAGGTTTAAACCAGATTAACGGTACGGACGTCCAGTTGTACGAGATATCGTTCTTATGGATATACGCTGTATTTAACTTGGACGTATCGGGAGCTAGTTGACCGTTAGAGTAGATATAATAATGTACGCCTTCGGGTAGATAATATTCGACGTGTGTTTCGGTCGTCGTGATAGAAGGGCTTTGGTATATCTCGACGTCGTAAAAATGAATAAATGCATCGAGCTGTTTATGTGCCTCGTCATGCCAGAACGGAATAACGTTTTCTGGTTTAAAACGTTTAAAGGATAAGTTACCTTGTTCGTCGATAAACGGATGTAGATAACCGATCGAGCATTGATATACATCCTTACCTAATTCCTTTAATAGATTTTGGAAGTTTGGATTAAAGTACTCGGTTACGTCGATATCGTCGTCAGTTTGTGCATCGATCTGTTGTGATAATAGATAATTAGTCTTTTGATCGACTAGATCGTCGAATAAGTTATTAATGATTTTATTATTAGGTATAATACCAGACGCATCTTGCATCGTGTCTTTCGCTGTATATACGAGATGCTTAGGTTCTTGTTGATTGCCTAAATAATATTGTCGTGAAAGGAGCATCTTACGTCGTTTCTTGGAATACAGGAATTTCTCGTATTCGGCTTGTACGAATTGTTGTTCCGAGATACCTGTATTGCGACGTATGATGTCGATCCATTGTTCGGTAGTATTCATTGGATATCCTTTAGTTAATCGAATGAGAATATAGGAGTTTGTGTATTAATCTTTTCGGCGACGCCTGTAAGAGCATCGGGAGCATCGTCATGTAAGTTTTTACCTTCTCGTTGATAAGAAGTTATAGCTTTATAAAAATCTGGGAATTTGTTGTGCCAGTTGTATGGGAAGTATATATGTTCCATAACCCATGTAGCATTAGATAGTATTCGTGATTGTTTATTCTTTGATTGATGGAACGGTATGATGGTTGTGTAATTAGTATTATGTATATCTATTAAATAATGAGATATTTGACGTGAGAATCCTCGGCCGCCGTTGTTCGATTCGATATACGCTTCATTTACTTTATAATCGAACAAATGTTTTGCGACTAAGGGCTCTGTTATCTCCATCGGTTCGTTAGTGTATATAACGTCGAGGATATACGCTTCTTTCTGTCGGACGCCGTATACAATAGAACATAGATAGTCAGAACCTGTATCGGCCGTATCGGTATAAGACTGTATCTTCTCGAATTGCGGAGGTTTGTCGTATGTCTTTAAGGACGAATACAGTTGTCCTTTAAGGTCGATCGGTTCTTGTTGGTAGTTAGCATAGAATATATCGGGCGATATTAATCGTTTCTTCTCTTCGTATGATTTACGGGAAAGTACTTCGTCACATAACATCGTTCCGTCGTCTTGGAGAGCTTTAAGCGATACGACTTCAGCATCGTCTTTAAAGTGATTAATAATACGTCCAGCTAAGTCATCTGAAGCCCAGCGTGTCATGATGATAATGATCTTACCGCCCTCTTCTAAACGAGAGAGCATCGTATTCGTGAACCATTCAAAGTGAGCTTGTTTCGTTAATTGGTTATTTGCCTCGAGAGCATTCTTTATAACGTCGTCGATGATCATTAAGGTACAGCCAAACCCTGTAGCTGTACCAGAAGGAGATGTAGCTAAGTAAGATGAATATTGTCCTTCGAGGGACCACATATTCATAGCCGCATCACCTTGTTTAATCTTTGTATTAGGGAATACGTCGGAATAAACCGGTGTAAATGGATCGGCCTTATTAGTTTGTATAGCATTTCGTACTGACTTAGCGAATTGTGTCGATAGTGTTTCGTTATAGGATCCTGTCATTATCTTTTGTGTCGGATCTTTACCGAGATACCATTCCGTAAACATAATAGCGGTTCTAGATTTGCCAGTACGTGGTGGCATAGATACTATTAATACTTTCTTTAAAGATTGTGATACGAAATGTTGTAAGGTAGCTGTTAAATAAAGGAGATAAGGCCGCGATCTCTTATAAAAGTCTGGAGCCATTAATTCGCAATAGTCGAAGAAATCTCGCCTAGCGAGTTCTAGCTTCGCCTGGTATTGGATATGTCGTTTTAGCTCTGGCGTCATTCTCAATTGGCTTGTCTTAGGAATTCGTATCACCTCCTCTGAGTGTTCATATGTGTTCGTATAAGTTCAAAAATACATAGGGAAAGTTAATCGGGTTTATTATCAATTAGAGATCGTAGCTCTTCTGTCGTTAACGATTGAACCGGATTATTTATCGTCGTATCCATCTTGATTCGTTGTTCATAAGCTGCATCCATCTTGTTTAAGATATCGAGAGCTTTTAAACGATCGGTAGCTTTTATATCTAAGTCATAGATAAACTGTGTTAGTAGGTTTCTTCTATCTTCAATACTTGCTACACGTTGTTCGTGTCTTTTGTTGATACGACGCTCTAATTCAGCTATGTAGGCTTGAATGGCCGGTTTCTCCAAGTTTTCGCTGGCTATATTGAGGGCAGCCTTGCGTGTCTTGCATTTATAACCAGCTTCTACTGCGGCTTTATAGGCATCGTGATTACTGGCCACGTATTCTTCACAGAAGATAGTTTGCTTATGTGTTAAAGTGTATCCATCGACAATAAGTTTGCCTCTGGAGTTTTCTTTAATGGCAATGGATCTCACCTCTTTCGTTGTTTAATGTATATATATAGTAAGTAGTTATAAGTAGTTGGATATAACTACGAATATATGTTTGATTAATAGGGCAAAAAAAAGAACCCTCGTCAGAGGGTATCTTTTTTCCAGTAGTAAAAATTAATCAAAGATGTTAGAAAAGGACTAAAATTATGACATCTTGATAAGGGTATAAATAATAGGAGGTAAATTTTAAATGCTGTACCCTTCTATTACTATATTATGGTCTTAAGGGGAAATATGGGGAAGATGTTGTTTGTTATTATTAATAGTATTGTTATTAAGAGATATATAAGAAGCTATTAAAAATAAAAAGAGGCGGTCGATTTGTGTTCGGCCGCCTTTGTAGTTCTTAAGTTGTTGGTTCGTTAATATAACGACATGATCATCATAGGTGAGTACATCGTTAGTAGTATGAATAATATGATTAATAATAGTTCGTTATCCATTATGGTCTCCATGTAATACTTCACATACCTGCTTGAGAGCTTCGACGTGTATGTATTTAATAGCTCTGAAGGTACATCCTCTGTTTTGTGTATATGACTGTTCCCAGTTGCTTGCTATCTGTACGAGAGGTATATCGTTTAAGTAGTAATTGGTCAAAAGTAATTTATAGCGCGCATCGGGTACTTTATTAATAGTATTGATGACTTCTTGTTGGATAGCTATGTATTCTTTTTGAGAGGCTAGTTCCTCTTGTTTGTATTTAGTAAGGAGATTCTGTAGTTCGCTATCGTCGATGCGTGATATATCTTGCTGGTATAGTTTAGTTAATGCGTTCGATTGTTTAAGATTTATTTTAGCGTCTCGGTATCGATATAAGTATTTACGGGCTAAGTTTGTATTATAATATGGATGTTCTTCGTTAAAGAGAGGTTGTTCTATATAATTATTAGAGCTATTTAGTAGTTCTTTGATTAATGCTTTTTGTTGTTTAGTATATTTCATAATAATAAGTCCTTTAGTATTTTATATATGTATGATAAGAGAAATGATTAAGTAAGCTATTAAGGAGAATAAGGCGATCATGGTGTACACGATCGCTTTTAAATAGAATGTCGATACGATGACAACACGATTATTTTCGTGGTCTATAAGGATATTAGGTTCTTCGTTCGGTTGTTGTCTTCTAATGTTGATTATCATGAGATAGTGCCTTTCTTAATTTCTTGAGCGCTCTAGATTTAGCATCGGATACTAAGTTTAGTTTAAGATGTAAGCGTCTAGCTATTTGATGTATAGATAGGTTCTTATAGTAAAGCAGTATAATAACTTCTCGTTCTCTGTCGCTTAAGCACGACATATCGATCGTAGGTTCCGTCATATCTTCGAGTACGTCGTCGAATGCTTTTGAGGCTTGTTTATCTTCGACGTGTTCTAGAATCGATACTCCACCTTCTCCATCGTTACAGTATCGATCTAATTCTTCGACTGAGAGCGTATTAAGTATCTCGATTACGTTATGTTCTTTAATATTGGTAATATCGGAGATGGCCTCGGTAGTGATCGGCTTATTTAGACGCTCGAGAAGTTCTTTAGCCTTGTTGATTTTTTTAAGTTTTTCGATAGCTGCTTGAGGCAAGCCTATCGTTTTATTCCGTCTAAGGTGATCGCATATTTGACGGAAGATACCTCGACGCATGTAGGTCGTAAAAGAAGCCTCGTGAGTATAATCATAATTCTCGAACGATTCGAGTACAGCAATCATACCTTCTTGGAATAGGTCTTCGATATCGTCGACGTTCTTATATATGGATGCAATACTAATAATTTGTCCGCACTGATTTAATACTAAGTCTTCTTTGATTTGTTTCTTGCGTTTTAGAGATGGTGTTTCGTGGTACTCCTTAAAGAGAGCTTTTTCTTCTTCTTTAGTAAGGTATTCTGTAGTAGGTATGAGATAAGATAGTTTCATGTTGTTATATAAGTCCTTTGTGTTGTGTTATGTAATAAGTTAAGCTGTTAAGAATGATGAATGGCGGCCATTCTCGTATATAAAAAGAGCGCCGGAGTGTGTAAAGCTCTCGGCGCCCGATCCAGTGTATTAAATTGTCTTCGCTTGTTCGCCGTTCATGGATATATTACTCACGGTATGTTGGCGTTAAACGATATCTTATATGAAATTTTAATGAAGTTTTATCAATCTATATTGACTAAGCAACTGTGTCTTCTGGTTTGTCGTCTTTATTGTCTTCCGGATCTTCAAGGGTTGCTCCCTCTGGAATAATTCCAGTCGTCATACTATAAGAAATGCTTTCTGGATAAAGCGTAAAATCTATTAAATAATAAATTCGTTTACAAACCTCTGTATTTATGATAACAACTCGACATGTTCGAATACTATCTGTTTGACAGTTTTGAATGCTATCCTCAGGATATTCCGTTTCTTTAATTATTACTCCATAAACCTTTAATTTAGGAGAAACCTTACTAATGAGTCTCTCACTAAATTCCTTGACTTGAGTTTTACCTATTAAGTGATAATAAAAGCGATCTACATTATACTTGTTAAGAAATCTTCTTCCTATTAAACTATATATTTTTGATGTATATTTTAATTCGTCGCTGTTAAGTGTGATTGTTCTTTCTTCCATAGTATTAGTCCTCATCATGTGTTGGCATACTTAAAATACAAACGCCAGCCGTCACATGTCCATAATTATAAAAACTTCCGTCTAAATAGATGCAGTTATAAATAACATCATCTTTGTATAAAGTTGCAGTCGCTGTAAATTCTCGTTCATCGCCCGCATCATGCTGTCCATGTTCATAGCCAGCAAACGAAGATGTTATATAAAAATAATCTCTAAATTTATCGCAAATAAGCATCTTTAAGTCATATAATCGTTCTTCGATACAAGCGTCGCTATTCATAATGTCTAAAAATAAATAGCGATCGCAAAATCGTTTTTCTAAGTCTTTAATATTTTTCTTAATAGATTTTTCACGTTCTGTCATATTATTTAGCCGCCTTGTTTAATCTTTGAATATCTTCTCGGGATCCATTTTGTTTATAATAAGCTACAACATTATTGAACCATGCTTCATTACCAAATAAAGCTTTAGTTTGTTCTCCAAACGTTAAGAATGTATTTTTCGATAATTTAGTAGTTAGTTTATCGTTTACTAAAATAGGATTTACCATATATTTAGCATTTTTAGCTATTCCGTCTTGATATAAAATATTAGCTTTTTTAGCTAAACTGATGTATGTAGTAGCAAGGTCTTTAGATAAATTATGTTTATTATTAACTAATAAATTGGTTATGCCAGCAAGTCCAATAATATTTGAATTAGTATCTTTATTGATAATATAATTGCTATTGTCCACATTAAAAGTTAGATATTCTGTTACATCTTCAAAAATCTTAGCTGTTTCTTTGTCTTTAGGATTATCTTTTAAATATAAGTTTTTAATAAGAGATTTTATTCTGTTTCCTTCGACTGCAATCGATTCTAATGGCTTACCTTCGTTATACAATTCAATAACATTATCATTTTCTTTAAGAGAAGCAAGTTTAGGATCACTTTCAGATGGAGCTTCATTAAATACGCTAGTCGCTGTTTTTTCAATTTGAACATTATATAGATTAGCTAAGTACTCCATCGCTAAATTGAATTTATCGTCTTCGTTTTCGATGCCCATTAATTTAGCAATCATATCAAAGACATCAAGACCTTTATATTCCGTTCCACAAACGCAATTATCATGCTTACAAAAATAGCGTTCTTTTTTATTGTTAGAAATAACAACGGCTAATTCACTTTCATCTTGATGAAAAATACAGTTGAATCTTGTGTTTAATGGTAAACCAATTACTTCGGTAATGCCTCGGCGTTCAAACAATTCCTTAGCTTTATTCCATGTCATTAATTTAGTTTCTTTGAATGCGCCTTCTGTTTCAAACATTTCACCGTTTATAATCTTTTCAACGTTATATCGTGTGGTATCGACCATAGATAAGCAATCAATGTTTTTATATTTGTTATAGTCCACACAAAAGATTTTTAAACAAATATCGTATTGATATGGAGAAATGAATTTTTTAATGTCTTCACTAAAATATTCTAATAGCTCAACGTGTAAATTGGTGTAGCCTTGATTAAAAGCTATCGGATTCATAATATATACATATTCTGTTAAACGGTCACATTTTTCACGAATTAAAAGATTCTCTTTTTTAGCGGCCGATAAGAAGTTTTCGACTGTTTTTTCAGAAATATTAAATCCTTCGATTAAACGTTCAACAATATCTTCTTTTTGCAACTTATATTTTTTGCTGCAATCCATAGCTACAAGTTTGTTTTCTTCATTGAGAAATTGTGCTAAATACATTAAATATTCTGTATATTTAGAATTATTCATTCTACGAGTTGCTAAACTCATTAAGCCAAACTTCTTTAAGATGTCTTTCTTAGAAATTTTTATGTAGTTGCAATCTGCCGTAAAAAATCTTTTTCGATCAGCTATAAAGCGATCTCTTTGCTTAACTACTACTGTTTTTGCCATTATTTAGATGTCCTTTCTAGTTAAAATTTTCTCCCAGTATCTGGGAGTGGAGCTTTAATTTCTCCCAGTATGCGGGAAAAATTTTAAGTGCTGATTTTTAATTTTCTATTATAAACAGAGACTTTTTTGAAAATCGCTATCTATAAAAAGTGGTATCTCTATATAGGAATAGGATAATAGGAAGAGTATCTTTTTGGAGAATAATCATTTTACACTTAGTACGTTCAGTTTTAATGTTCATGTACATTATATCAAATCTAATCGTCACGTACAAGTCGGTAACATAATAAATTTTAATTAACTGATGGAAAATGTCCATAGGAATTTATGTCGCTTGAAGTGACGATCGCTGAAGAATAATCATGAAGTGAGCGTAGCGAACGAATCGATTATTCGGAAGTGCTGTTCCTTTACATTCATATATTACTCACTGAGGAATAAAGTTAATGTTATTTGTCAAAATTTTTTCTAGCAGTAAAAAATATTCTTATTCAATAAGAATGAAACTGACGCTGCGAACGCAGTGAGCGAGGTAGTTTCATTACGGGGAGCGTAGCGACCTCTGCTCCATATTGATATTTAAACCATGGTTAATACTATGTTGCATGAGGTTAAATAATGAAATATTTTCACTGTCAATATAATATTACTTACTAAAGAACGCCCTTTGTGATGATACTGTATATATAATTTTGACATATTAAAAGTAATAACTGCTGGAATGTATATGTGTTTTATGTTTTTACATAAAAAAAGCATTTAGTTATCTGATATTTATTGTCATGACTTTTAGGTATTAATACAGCTTATGTCATGAAATATATGTACTGTTTATACTAAGTATATTAGGCGTTGTAGGGGGAAATTGTGGGAAAATGTTATTAAGAGCTATAAATGTCGTATTATGGGCGGCTGTTAGGACTTTAAAATGATATTGCTGTTAAGAATGTATATTGTTGGAGATGTATTTTGCTGAAGAGATGAGTTTAAGAGATGTCTTTGATTAAGGTTGGTTAAATGTCTTTAGAGGCTATTAATGAGAGGTATATGATTGAGAAGAGATCGCCGGCGCTCTTAACGATATTATGTTGTGGAATAGCATCTATTGTTCCTTATCAGCTTTGACAGGTAGTGGCCCTTCTATTTAACTGAAATCGACTATCGTAAGTATTCTATGGCCAAAGACTGTTACTGAAGCTTGATTAGTTGTTGTCATAGGATATAGTCTCTTGTTAAGGCTGATAATAATGGATAATACATATTAGATGGACAAAAGGCGGCCATTTCTGTTTCTGTGGCATATTGTCAAAGGCCAGGAGTCCTATGCTCCAACAGAATAAAGGCCCCGGCAGCCTGTATATCGTTAATGGCGGCCAGGACACAATACGTTATATGGACCAACGGCCGCTTTATGATCATATATATCAAACAAATGTTCTATGTAAAGAAACATACCTAGCTCTAAATAGCGGCCCCTCTCAAACTCTTGTCATATGTGCCATCATTAACAGCATTGAAACATCTCTTCAGCTCCAGCGTTTTAAAGTCACCAAAGTCAGATATATGTCTTAGCAAGCAATAGCTAAAATAATCAATTATAGCTCATCTGACAGCGTTTTAAGATGGCCCTAGTATAATCTATCCTCAAAAGCTAAAACTTCTCTTAGAGGCGATTTAAATGAATTAAGTCATTCTACCAAAGACAATAAGCCGCCCTTACACATATATCTGCATCGCCACAATAGTCATAAAACTTCGTTATTTAAGCTCTAAGGGCCGTCTAATGTCTTTATAATATATTTACTCCAGAAGCATAGTAACTGGTCTTAGAGAGGCTTTAATTAACATCTTGATATCGACTAACAGAGAAGCCTAATAACTCGGTCTGACGACCTCGGCCCGCGCTTACTGCCTAACTACAAACTAAGGAATATATCCGATGCAGGAATAGCCGTAGAATTCGTTTAAAGGCCCTATACGGAAGTTTTGATATTGGCCAGGTATAATTTATCCTAAGCTATGTTTTTAATCCGTATAGGCGATCGATAAATATTTATACATTCGACCAGTGAAGACTTATTTTAGGGCAAAAAAATACCCCCTACCTAGTCTCCCAGGTAGAGGATAATTCTTACTGTTATAGGGCTTCCATGTCGGCTAATTCTGACGTTCTACACATAGCCACTAGATTGTCTGGATTCAATGGGTCGCTTAATGTGCCATACGTATCACCATATAGTTCCTTACCAGCCTTGACAGTTTTAGCTTTAGGGCTCCCTTTTAGCAATCTTACACCAGTAGCAAATCCTAAGACCATCATAGCAGCCGCCGTATTAATATCGAAACCCATGCTTTGATAACGACGCAAGTCTTGGTTACACATACCGTAGTTGGTTAAGCCGTGTTTTTCGGTTAGCTCGACTAACGTCATTTCAGTACCGAACCAGTTGATTCTTACGTTTGATTTCATGTTGCGCTGTTGAGTAGTTCTATTGGCCCATCGACAGTTATCTGGATAATAACCTTTCTCACCATTAATACGGTCGATTGTAAGGCCTTCCTCGTAAGTATCATACATATCGGCCATGAAGTTTTCGAATACGTCCCATCTAGGATCATAGCCCTTCGCATGATACGTTTCATATTGCGGTTGACTAGGATTATTACAGCGATTCTTCATCTGTTTCCACTGATGATAAAACTTAGTATCAGACATACCGTGAGACAAGAATTTAGCTGTCGATTTAACACGGCGGCTAGTTTTCTTTTTATAGCCATTAGCAGCTGTGTCTCTGCCGCCTGTTAGCTCGTATGTATTCTTCTTACTAATAACGCCGGTCTCATTGTTTTTTACAGTCCATACGTGACCTTGGCCTTTAACATACTCTCTGTTAAGAATAGAGTACAAAGTAGTTTTTGCTTGAATTCTTTCTAATAAAGTCATAATGTTAGTCCTTTATATTAACTAAAAACTTTTAACCGCTTGATTTGCGATTCAATAAGATATTACTCATCTTTGTCTAAGAGTTATTCATTAATAGCTATATTATTTATGCATAGCTAATAGTTATTTAACCCATTGACGGCTAACCTTTGTCACGAGAAACTCTCGAAAGGCCTCGATATTAACGTTTTTCTTTTTATGACTAAAAGAGATAACGTCATCTTTAAAATCTGGATCGATTTCCATTAAGTGTACTAACTCAGTAGCTTTTGTCCTACCAATGTCAAAAATCTTAGCTAAGTTAGTTACACTCGCATACTGCTTTTCCATAATGCACCATATGCACTAACACTGATTATAATTCGCGATCAAATACGATCTATAATGATCATATACGAACAATTACGAACAGTCAAGTCCTGTCGTTGACAATTTTTAAAATATTCAGTAAGATATGTATATAAGGAGGAACAAACTATGGCAAGATTGGTTAAATTAGAAGCCCTACGCAAGCAGCTCGGTAAAAGTCATCAAGCGATTGCCGATGCCGTACAAGATTATCTTCGTAAGGAGCTCGTTAATAATGTGACAGATATTACGCCGTTAGACTTGAAGAAGGCATCTTACAAGCGAACGACATACACGATGCTTGAAAATGGTTACGTTAAGAATGTAGCGCCTCACATTATCGAAGCCTTAGCGGCTGTATTTGGTAAGTCTGTTAATGAGATGCAGGAGATATGTACAAACGACGTCGATATTAAGAATCGTGAGAAATTAATGAGCGAGATAAATGTGACGATCGACTTATTATCCGATGATCAATTAACAGCTCTCTTAAATCTTCTCCTTGAGTTTAAAAAATAGATAGGAGTTTAATATGTTTATCGAACAAAGAACACTTAAAAACGGTACCCTCTCCTATCGATATGGCGAGAGCTATAAGGATCCGTTGACCGGTAAGAATAAGAAGGTATATGCTACGTCGTCAAAGAATACTAAAGCTGTTCAAAAAGAGATGCAACGTGTCCTTGCTGATAAGATCGAAGCTATATTGACCAATAGTGTGATTAATAAAAGCATGACGGTCAAAGAGCTTACGGAAGAATTTGTCGAAATTGATAAAGGTATTCGCAAGATCACGACACAACAGAACCTTGAGTATCATGCTAAGACAGTACTGAAATGGTTCGACGGCAATATCTTAATAGCTAATCTTAAAGCTATTTACATCCAACGTACACTTAACAAATACTTACAAGAGTTTAGCTTTAACTATGTTAAACGTGTCTACTCAGTCTTTAAACAAGTCTTAAAGTACGGTAAACGTATGGGCTACATTAACGACGTATCGTACTTAGACGATGTTATTCTAAAGAGACCAGCTCGTACATCCGAAGAGATTACTAAGGCCAGAGAAAAGTTCCTTACTAAGGACGAATTAAAGACCTTCCTTACATCCTTGGCTAAGAAGAACAAACGCGTAGCCCTTCTATTCGAGTTTCAAGCTTTAACGGGACTACGTATCGGTGAGCTAAGAGCCTTACGTGTTCAAGACTATAATGCTAAAAATGAATATATTGACGTAAATGCTACGTTAACGGTAGACGGGCTTAGAATACCACCTAAGAACGAGTACTCGGCCCGTAGGGTCCAATTAAACAAACGATCGCGGCATATCCTATCGACGTTTATAGCCTTAAATCATAACCGTAAGCAGATCATACAGCATTATAAGAACGACGAGAATTATATTTTTGTAACGGACGGCGGCATTCCTTATGATTCACATTATTTGAATAAGATACTAAAGTCGGTACCGTTTAATAAGACAATCACGACGCACACATTCCGTCACACTCACATATCACTATTAGCCGAAAAACAAACGCCTCTCAAGACAATTATGGCTCGTGTCGGCCATAACGAACCTAAGACTACCCTATCAATTTACACTCACGTTACGACCGCTATGAAAGAGCAAGAAAAGAAAATTATTGACAGTATCGATATCATGGCATAATTAGGCCGGCAGTATTGCCGGTCTTTTTTTATGGCTAACGTTGCCTTTTTAAGCAGATTTTACATGATTTTATTCAAAGTGTTTCGTGGGGAAATTATGGGGAGAAAAAGGGGAAATTTTAGTCATACAAATACGAACAATAGCGAACATTTACGAACAATAAAAAAAGCTAGAAGATTAGGTATCTACTACGTTCGTACAGTAATTACGTATCTTCTAGCTTTAGCTTGAACATTGGTGGAGATGAGGAGAGTCGAACTCCTGTCCAAAAGCGTTGCCATATAGACCTCTCCGAGCACAGTCTATGATTTAAGTCTCAAGTACCTATCGCTCACAGACAAACTACAGTACTCCAGTTCATGTTGTCTCGCCTAATTCATATGAACAACTAAATTAAGCCAGCCTACGGTTTGACGTCCATTCACACTTGGTAGGCACAAGTATGAGGGACGTAGCTTATGCAGCTAATG